GATGGTATCGGCCCGCACACCTTCGCTGGGCTTGGCCTTGTACTCCTCCAGCTCCATCTTGGCCCGGTCAATGCGCTCACGCACGCCCTTCTTGGCCTCGGTCAGTTGCCGGGGGAACAGATCCTTCTGCTTGGTCGGCTTGATCTTTTGCTTGAGAACGTCGATGCCGGACTTGATAACCTGAGCAGCCTCTCCTCGTTCAGGGTCGGTCAGGAACCGGGCGCCGACATCGCTGATCTCCTGGCGCTGGATGCCGTCAGCCCCGCGGAAGGTTCCGGTCTGGCGCCAGATGTCCACCGGGTCAACGCCGGCCTTCTCCATCCGAGCCGCCGCCTCCGCCTTGGCCTGATCCCAGGTCTTGGCCTTGGGGCCGATGAACATCCGCGTGGCAGGCTGTCCAGCAGCCATGGCGAAGTCCTTGCCAGCCCTAACCACCGCTTTGGGAATGCCTGTTGCAAGACGATATGCAGAGCCAGGGCCGGTGTAAAAGCCTCCAGCCAACTGAGATGCGCCAGTAACAGCGCGGCCAACAGGCGTCTCAGATGCGGACTTGAACGGCAGGCGAGCCTCAATGTCCTCAGAGGTCGGCAAGGCGGTATCAAGGCTGACGCGGTTGGCACCGAAGATCTGGCCTAGCTTTGCCAGCGCCTCGTCCTTGGTGCGGGGCATCGAGAAGTTCTCAGGGCCCTGAATGTTTAGCAGGAGGCGGGCTAGGGACTCGAGGTCACCGGGCATGCCAGCAACACCAGAGACAAAGCCGCGCAGCATGGCAACATCCATGTCCTTAGCGGCCTCCCGGTCTTGAACCGAGCGGCGGGGTTTCATCTGGGGAAAGACCCCGAAAGCCGCGGATTGTTTGTCAGCCATAGGACCCTCGAATGCGAAGGATTATGCCCTCACTCACGGCGGCGGTCTATCCATTCCTGTACCGCCTCCAGCAAGGCCTCAGCCTGCCAGTCAGCAATGTCTCCGGGGGCTAGGATCTCAAACCGCCCCTGGCATTGGCGCACAGTCACGGAGGGCACATCAGGGGCGACCGTGACATCCCACAGCTCAACCAGTCCGTTCATTGGCATAGCGCCCCTCAGTTAACGAACGCAATGCGATGGCAATGCGAACGCATAGAACAACAGTGTCGCTGGGCAATATACCGCACCAGCTTTTACGTCTCAAGCTGCCGCTTCCAATTGATTAGCAGATTCAGGAAACTGTGGCAAAGGAATGCCTACCCGACCAAAGCCAGGAGGCACACCTTCCAACCGATCCCTTCATCGAGGTTTCCAGTGGACCAGCCCGTAGCAATGCCGGCTGGCTTGCCGAGCTTTCCCCCCATTGCGGGGTCTGCTGGGACTCGGCAACCTCGCTGGCTGGTCAGCCGGACTTGAACCGACTGGGCCATCAAGGCGTGTATGCCCCCACTGCGCCTGCATCTTCTGTGCGCTCTCGCCCTAGGTCAGAACGTTGTAGGTCCGGTGGACTGCGCCCTACGCCTTGCGGCTTCCTGCGCTTCCCTCATGCCGAACCATAACCCGATAGACCCCTAGGACAAGGTCGCGGCTACAAAGCAAAAAACCCATTGGTGAACGAGCTTTAGGCTTGGTTGCCGCATACCCGCAGTGCAACACCACGTACGGATAGCTTTGACGAAGCCCGCTCACCAATGGGTTTGCGGATGTCGCTTGTGTTGAGCTACACCGGGTTACCAAGCCGGCGATGGAGCGGATTGTATAGAAGTCCCAGGGCGTGTCAAGAGGTGACGAAACTAGTTTCCGTCACTTTTTCCGCTTGACAGGGAAGGATCGGGGAAGAGTTGGGGAAGGATCGGGGAACAGGCTAAGTGCCCGAAAAGCACCCCCAATCGGGCCGCAACCCGCATAAACATTGGGCTTGCGGGGACTTTATGATTTTTTGTTAAAGGCAAGCGCCAGCGGGGAAGAGTTGGGGAAATCGGGGAAGTCCAGCGGGGAAATTTCCCCAACGGTGGAATGCACAGCGAAATCACCGCAAACCCAGTATCCATGCGGGTTTCGGCTCAAGTTGCTCAACTGATACCTTCAGATAGCGTAAGGGTTCTCGCGCTTCTTCCCACCAGCGTCGATGACATCGTCCTCGTCGTAGTCGTCCGGAGCTGGGCCGTCAATGTCGATGAAGCCAGCATCCCGAAGGAACCGCAGGGCCTGGGTCGTGGCGTCCACGAAGTCATCGTGGGTCGTGTCGGGGAAGGCGCAGAGCTGCGAGACCAGGGGCTCGGCCCAGTCCCGCACGTATCCAGGGCGCTGGCTGGACTCGGGCACCCAGACCCTACCCCTGGCGAACAGGGAGGACACGATGTTCAGGCGCTGCATCTTATCGGCCTTGCCTGGGTTGTAGGCCCGCACCGGCATATGCGCCCGCTGGAGGTCTTGGATCAGCGAGATGCCCGCGGACTTGTCCTCGATCAGGATCAGATCCACCCGTTTCCTGTCCCGGCCTTCCCCGTAGACCACCTCGTACTCGTCCTGAACCTTGGGGCGCAGGTCAGGGTACTGGAGGCGATCCTGCCAGCAGTCCAGCAGCAGGGCAGACATGGGGCCGTCCATGGGCTTGAAGACGCCCCAGGTCGTGGCCGCGGTGGGGTCGTTGATGGTCTTCTCGCTGGTGGCGCAGTCGTAGGACTGGAGGATGTACTCGAACTTGGGGAAGGGCTTGTCCACCGGCCACAGCTTGAGCATGTCCCGCTTGACGATGCCAGCCTCCTCCGGGTCGATGATCTCAGCGTAGATCTCCTGCCGGCCCAGCTTCGTGCCCTCGTACTGGAGGATCTGCTTTTGGAAGGACGGCGCAAGGTTGGCAAGGTTGGCGTAGGTCGAGGCTGTGGTCAGGTGGACATCGTCGCCCTCCCGCCCCACCAGATCCACGATGAGGTCTTTCGGTTTAGGTGTGGTGGTGCAGAGAATGCGGGTGCGTTTTCCTAAGCGCACGCCGAACATGATCTGATCCCAGGCGTCTTGCAGGTAGTCCCAGGCGGCCAGCTCATCGCACCAAGCCCCGTGGAACTGCGGGCCCCGGAAGCGCTCAGGCTCCGACGCGGGAATCCCCTTGATCAGGCTGCCGTTGATGAGCTTCAGCTCATGGTAGGCCTTGTTGTAGTCCTCAATCAGGGCCTGGGGGATGATGTTGATCAGCCCGGAGTCACCCTCAAAGCAGGTGGCCCGAACGTCAGCAGAGGTTGGAGCAGCTACCAGCCAGCGCGTCCCTGGCTCCTTCCAGGCCCACCAGCCTACCTGCTCGGCAGCGGTTCGGGTCTTACCGGCGCCGCGGCCAGCAAGAAGCAGCCAGATCGTCCACCAGTCACCGGCGGGCAGGATCTGGTGGTCGTGGGCTGTGGCAAGCCACTTGGAGCGCCACTCAAAGGCGGCACGCTCCGCAGCAGGAAGCAGGGCGTACTGGCGGCGGGTCTTTTCATCGCGCAGCAGCTCAACCAGGGGGTCGCTCATTCCTTTGCCTGACGGCGGGTCTCGAGCGTAGTCAGCAGGGTATCGAACAGGCTGATGTCCACCTGCGTCTTCAGGGGGTTCTCAGCATCCCCAGCCAGTTGCACCCGGTCGCCGTACCGCTTGGGGTTCCACTTCGCCAGGAGCTTCAGCTTGATGTCGGCCCTGGCCTTGATGAGCTGGACGTAGCCAGAGTCCACCCGGCCACCCCCCTCGGACAGGATGCGCTCAGGCTCGAGGCAGGTCTCGATGTAGATCTCCTCAGCAATGGCGTCCTGGCCCATTTCACGGGCCCGTGCGATGGCTACGGAAAGACCGACTCCGGCCTCCCCCAAAGCATCGTCTCTTGTCATCCAGTCGTAGATCGTCTGCCATGCTGGCATATGGTCGTCACGGCATATCTGACGCAGGGGCTCCCCATCTGCAAGACGCTCACAGATCTCATGAGCTAGCTCTTGGGTGTACTTAGATGGGCGTCCGGTCTTTTTGCGCGGCGTGTCCTTTGCAGACTCGGCAGCTTTGGCAATGGCCTCAGAAGCCACTTTTTCGGGCTTTTGGGGCGTTTTCTTGCGGCGGGAAGGGTTGGTATCGGCCATGGGTCAAACGGCTCCTTTACGGGGAGTTTATAGCCTCCCCAGCTTTCTGGCAAAGAGTGCGGGCTAACTGACGCACCCTTTTGACCTCCGCCTCTGGCACCCACACTTCTAGCCGTACCAGCCCCAGCTTCTTTCGGCGCTCGCGCAGGGCTTGCTGGCGCTCTTTGAGTGACAGCGATTGTTTGTTTGACATGGCGTTACAGTTTAACTCAGTGTTGATAATGCGCCGCGCAAGGACTTCCATTGCTTCCAAGTCATCACTTCGGGATAAACATACAAGTGCTCAAAGTCTTCGATGCCTGTAAAACGCCGTTGCACGCCTCGCAAGATCCTGAGCATCCTGAATTCGATCTGACGCACCCGATCTTTGCAAACTCCTAGCTCCTGGCCTACCTCCTCAAGGGTGCAGCCCCCCAATGTACGAAGCCGCAGTACCAGCCAGTGCTGCTCGTTTAGCTTGGCCGCCCCAAGGATCTTCTCAAGCAACTCGCGCTGCTCAACCTGCTCGAGATCAGTGATGTAGTCAAAAGACCACTTGTGCTGCGGCAAGGGCTCGAGTTCATCATCACGGGTATGCCAGATGTGCTTGACCTTATTTGGCGTGTTTGCTGCA